ACGCCAGTCCCAGACACACTATAGGTATATCCTGAATTATAGTCTTTCGAAACGATTGATTCAACTATAGTTTGTTTCGTCGTGGTAGTAGAATTCATAGTCCCTGTTGTGAAGGCACCTGTGATGGGTGAAGCTTCTAAAGGGACAGGTAAAAATATAAACAGCAATAACAGCCGTTTCATTAGTCTAGAGTTAACCCAACTACGAATTGACCAGTAACAGTAGTACCTGCTCCACCGGCAGTTATTGTTATGTCATTTTTAGTATCGATAGTACCAGCGAGTGATCCTGCTGTCCCTGCACTTGTACTTGTAAGATCACCGAATGGTGAGACTTCCCCAACCGTTAAGCTAGTTGCTACGGTATCTCCAGCGGTATAACTAGAACTGAATGAGAAGGCATCCCCTGCAGTTAGCTGAGAAGCTGTGATAGCTGTATAAGCATTTACGCCATTTGTGGCTGCTCCTAGACCGCCTACGCTGCCTGTTGTTGTTCCGTCGGTAGTATTGACCCCTGAGCCACTTATGCTTAGAGAGTTACCAATACGATCTGCTGCGGTCGCAGCTGCTGCAACCTCTAGCTTTACTGATGAGCTGATTGAATGATAGATATCCGCCTTCACACTAGGGGTTAGTAATAAGATTAATAATGGGAAATACTTAACCATTTTTCTAAAACTAGGATTTAATACTTATAAGTTTACATGAGGGTAAACTTAGTATGTATAGCACTAAAAAAATGGCTGAAAATTTAAAAGAAAAACAAGAAAAAAAAGGTGTTTTTTCTAAGATAAAAGAAAATATAGATGATAAAGAAGAGCAAATGGCTTTTCTTGGTACCATAATCAGACTTGGAGTAATGGTATGGGCCGGATTTATAATTTCTTTAAATTACATCACATTACCTGGTATCACTGAAGATAGAGAGGTTAAGGATATCACTTTCATCGCCAGCGTCTTTACTGGATGCCTAGCCAGTTTTAATATTACGCCAGGTGGTAAGAAAAAGAAAACTGATGATGTTAGTGGAAGTAAATCATCCTGTCCTACTCAGATCTTGCGTATAGAACAAGCTCCAATTAAAATAGTGACAGAGAGTACTGGTAAATGATATGTACAGTAACAGACCACGAAGAAACTGGGGAATCATAGCTGTAGTCTCACTTTTAGGGATATCTAATATCTCTATGATGAATACATTAGTTTCTCATAAATTAAAAAATCCTTTTCCTAATATAAATTTACCAGTAGGACCTTATACAAGTTATAGAGTTGTTACTTCAGAAAAGGGATATAGTATCAGCTATAAAGCAAATGATCCTAAGATTTTAACCAGAATGAAGAATTTAGAAGAACCTAAAGGTTTATTTGGCAATAAGAAAACTAAATTAAGTTTAAGAGAAACTTATACAATGGCGGGTGAAGAAAGTAAGAAAGATGTAGAGGGAACCGTAATGACTGATAAAGATATTGCTTGCATCAAAGTAGAAGGTAGTGGTAACTCTACAGGTAAGCTTGTAGGAGCCTCTGTAGGAGTTAAAGCTGCACCTGCATTTAGTAATATACCAATAGTTGGATGGCTTGCTGCTGGCTTTGTAACTATGTTTGCACAGGATAAAGGATCAGAAATAGGTGGACAAATAGCTAGAGACTACAATGATTGTTAATAAGTATTTCTAGGGTTATACTCTAAATAGTTACTTATTTAACATGTCTTGCGGACTACCATTAGAAAAATTACAAGATTTTAACAAACAACTTGAAGAACAGGCTACAAATTTAGCAAATCAAATTCAACAATTAGAAACTCAATTGACAACTGCTAAAAATTCTTATTTAAAAGTTTTAGGTGCTAAAGAATTAAATGAAATTCAAATAAAAGAAGCTACACCAGCTGAGGATGCTACAGCTGCAGTTGTGCCAGAGGTAAGTGGTGATTAAGATGTTAAGGGAGATGAACAGAGATAAATATAAAGCCTTACAATTACTAGCAGATCATTTACGCACTCCACCCAAAGAGTTGACGTTAAACGCAATTTTTAATGATGTCAAAGATGAAGATCTTAAATGGGTGACAGAAAAAATTCATTATTATTTATTAAGACTTCTCGAAGATGCAGACTATGAAATAGAAGATGAAGTTGAGTTAGTTTCATTAATGGATTAATCACTACACTTGTGTAAGTTTATGCAGCATAAAGTTTCTACAAGGTTGCAAGGTACATGTGATTCACTGCGAGCAAGATTTACTAGCAAATTTAATTGAACTCTCTCCAAAAAATGCTCGCCATAAATTCCGACAATGTATATTTGAAGCTTGGAATTGGAAATGTGCTTACTGTAGTAAAGAATTAGATACGAAGACTGCGACTATTGATCATATACTCCCAAAATTCAAAGGTGGTCACAATGTTAAATCAAATATGATTTGTTCTTGTTCAAAATGTAATAGATTAAAAGGTTCACATTTATTAGAAGATTGGTACAATCCTACATATAAGTTTTATCAAGAGGATAGACTTGATAAGATAAGACAGTGGATGAGTCAAGACAGTTCTATCAAGATTCTCTCACCAGATAAAGCAACACCTTACATTACAAATGATTTCTACATCGGATGGGTTGCCTCCTGAAGATCAAGCAAAGGCTTTCCTAAAAAGAAAAACAGAGGAAATTCAAGCAGAAGAGGAGGATAAGATTAGACAAATGGTTGATGCCAAAACTTACAAACCAGGTGATACTGCATTGTATGGAAAACCGGGTCAAGATTTAAATTCTAAGATACAATCAGGACAGATAAAGATTGTCTAAATGGTAAATGTAAATCCAAAGGATGCTCAACTTGTAAATGAGCATCTTGTCCAGTGTCTAAGAGACTCTGTAATGGTTCAGAATCAAACTCAAGTAGTACATTGGGGATTAGTGGGATCAAAATTTTATCAGATCCACCTCCTTACAGGAGATATACAGACTGAAATGGTAGAGGGTATTGATAATATAGCTGAGCATATAAGGTCTATAAACATAATGACACCAGCTAGTGTTGTCGATTTACTATCATCAAGAATAAAAGATATAGATATTACTGATCCATTTGATCAAGATAAAATTATTCTAGATTTAAGCGTAGCTCATGACATGCTTGCTAGTTGTTTTGAAGAGTTAGCTAAGTATGCAGGAATGATAGGAGATGATTTAACCCAAGATTTAGCTGTAGAACGTGGACGAGTTCATAAAAAAAATCAATGGCATCTTAGAGCTACAATGACATATATGACTTCTAATAAAGAAAGGACTGATGTCGAAGAGGGCAAAAGCTAAACAACTTTCAAAAGAACATTTGAAATGTAATAAACCTAGAAAGACTCCTAGTCATAAAACAAAGTCTCATGTGGTAAAAGCATGTAAAGATGGTAAAGAAAAACTAATAAGATTTGGTCAACAAGGAGTAGAAGGTGCTGGTAAAAATCCAAAGACTGAGAAAGAGAAAGCAAGAAAGAAATCTTACTATGCTAGACATAATGCTCAAGACAAGAATCCTGACAAGATGTCAGCTAGATATTGGTCGCATAAAGTTAAGTGGTAATTAGATAAGACTCCAGCTTCTCCACCATTTTGTAATGACATATTTATCTCCACTGACAGGTGGTAAAGCCTCATGTAATGTTTTGTAATTAGGTATTCCGTTAAAAAATAAATTATTCCAAGCCAGTAGTAAACCTTTTTGTGGTTTAATTTTAAGTTTCAGATGTTTAAAATATGTTTCTCCTCCTTCTTCAACATCATTTAGATATACCATTGTTGTCCAAGTCCTTTGACCCATCCATTCACAATATGTTTTGTATTCTGATGTGAAAGGAGTAAAGAAATCATGATGTTCTTTATAATATTGACCGGGAAGATACTTTTGACCCTGCATATTTTCTCCAATAAAAGGATTAAGGTTTAATAAATTTACCAATTTTCTATCTATATTTAAAAAAAATTCATCTTCAAAATATCCTAAACTTGCTGACTGACTAGTCCTGTAATCATTTACAAGACAAGAATCATTTGGATCAGCAACTGTAGAGTCAGTAAGGCGAGTATCTATAAATTTAATCATGTCAGAACATTCACTGTCACTTAAAAAATTTTTATATTTATATATTTGAGTAAATGGATATTCTATTTTGTCGCATTTTTTGGTGAGATTATTCTTATAAAAATCAAAATATTTAATTTTTTTTGGCTTTTTTTTAAAAGAGCAACAATCCAGTAAATAATCTATATCATCGTCATATAGTTTATATCTATTCTTAAATTCACGAACTACTTGTGTTTTACTTGCCCCACTTAAGGCACACTCCATAAAATTTTTTACAATATGTTCATTATTCAATTTAGGTTTTAGTAGTCCTAAAATGATTTTAGACGTTTATTCTTATTATGGAAGTAGTTGCCGTGAGTTTTATTGTTTTATTTGGTGGCACCTATGGAGTTGGGACAATTTTACTTGGTCGTAATAAATACCTAGACAAAGAATAATTGCTCATTAATTCACTGTTGGTAATATATGTATAAAGGTTTTTATTTATATGGATCTTAACCTTCCGACAAATGTTGAATTTTCTATTCATGCTGCGTCTTTAGCTATACAATCTTTAGATAGAGTAGAATTAGAAGAGGCATTTATCGAGCTTTTACATCAAAAAGCATTAGATCGTCAGATGTTTTATAACATCATGAAAGATCATGGCATTGATGCCAACATTCAATTCCAGCTCTCTACTGAAGGGCAAATTTCTTAAGAAACATGGCTACAAGAACAATTGAGGCAACTCTAGATACATTCAGTGTTGATGCTGGATCTGAGATTACATATCTTGGTCCTACAGCAGCAGGTAATAAAGGTGACGCAGTAAGAGGTTTCAGAGTAAATCCAAGTGGCACAGGAGATATTAAAGTAACACTTGATAAATCTGAAGGAGTTAACACAATACAGATATTTCAAGAGGATGCATTTGCAACAGGTAGTGCTCCTACTGGTTACCAAAAATTCTTTGACATAGCTAAAGCAGGTAAGAGCAAAGGAGCAGTTGGTGTAACAGTTACTAACGCTGCTAAGAACTATGTTGTGCTTCTAGAGTTAGATGGTTACTCTGAAGTAAGTTATAACGGATCTGTTGTCGTCCCATAAATATTCACTATTTACTGAAAAAGGTTATCAATTAACAAAAAAATATACTGTTCCTAAGACTTACATTGGAATGGGAAGATATGCAGCATACAAAGATTTTGGTGAAAGTGTTTGGAGAATAGGTTATGGAAGTGAAACTATTGATGATCATTATTTAGATGCCAATGATAAAGCATCGCAAGAAAGTATAGATAAACAATTTTATGAAGATTTAAAAGAGTTTTCAAAAAAAGCTGAGAATTACATCTTTGTAAATTTAAATAAGAATAAAAGAGCAGCTCTTCTTAGTTTTGCTCATAGTATTGGCATATGTTCATTTAAATCTTGTAGATTACTTGATTTAATCAATAGCTATGGATCTAAAAATAAAATAATAAAAGAGTGGAGTCCTTATATAAACCACATATGGAGGTCAGGAGGCGATTTAATGACCGCTAGAAGGCGTTCAGAGTTGGATATGTACTTTGCACCAGATAAAGAGATACCTACTTTCTATCGCCATAAATGCCACACTAAGGTGTGTCTATTAAATATTGCGGAAACTTATAACGGATCAGCTACTCAGATTAAAGGTATTGAATATTTAGAAAAGAAACTTAAAGAACTTGATCCATCTGGTGAGATTCTGCGTCAGTTTTTTCGATATTGGAACAGTACTCCAAGTGGTCTAGGATCTCCTTTGCGTCGTAAGGTCGATCCTTAAGCCAATCCAAACAATCCATTAGTAAAAGTTCTCTACTGTAATTCTCTTCAAATTCTTTATAATCAATCGAAATCTCTGGCATGGTCAAGGATGTTTGCTTCTGATCTGATTCCTTTGCCATAGATTGATGTTGCGATGTCGAGGATGTCATTTTTTTTATCTGAGTCCATACTTATTTTTAGCAGTACTAAATATCCAATTAAATCATTTACTACATCTTCATCGGTTGCTAATAATCCAGCTCCTTTCATTATGCGGTTTAATTTATCGTCAATACGAACTAATAATTGTTCTGTGGCTGAGCATTTACTAAAAATTCTATTAGGTTTAAGAGCTGAATTACCATATTTTCTATTTTTATGAATTAAAAGCTCTTTAATATCATCACAAACACTACTAATTTTTGTCTCTGTTTCATTCATTGTCATGTTAATCTCCAATACAATAGAGGTATGAAACCTCAGTCTACTTCAAGTTACGACGTTGACAATCGCTACAGATTTTATAAGTCGTTGAATTCAAATCAAGATATCAGTCCAGATAGGCGTGGTGTTAGACCGGGTGTTGATAATAACAGCTCCAAAAATTTTTTAAATACTTATATAGACCAGCTAAGAGATTCTAATTTCCCTAGAGCAATGGTTAATTAGCAAATAACTTTTCCAATATTGGAAAATATATATTTAAATCTGTCTATTTGATTAAAACCATATGAAATTTCAGGTAAATACACGAAATAACCCCAACTAATTGGTGATTCTAAACAAACTAAGTTTTTACCGTGAATCAAATTTGCTCTATCTGTAGGAATACATACAGGAAAATCCCACATTTCTGGACATGTTCTAATCATCTCAGGATAAGTTGTAAAGAATAAAGCCTCTGGTATATTTCTTAGTTTCCATTCTCTAAGTAATCTCCTAAACCAAATGACAGATGGAGCTTTTGCTCCTTTACCTGCAGACAAACTCCATCTCCAAGTACCTCTTTTCTCTGCAAAAGAACATCTACCAAAAGTCGGAGGAAATAAATATGTTTTACCAGTCCAAGGTTCTTCAATATTTAAACCATCTATTTCGTATGTATATATTTTTTTTGCTCTTAAGAATTGATTATTTGCATCATATGTAGAGCATGGATCTAAATCAATATCTTTAAGTAATGCGTCTATATAAGGAATATATTCACATGGAGTTAACCAATCATGGGTTATATGTTCTACTTGTGATAATGATCTTTTACTAGCACCCCATGATCCTTTAGTCACATCATTTTAAAACCTGCACCTTCACAATCTCTTTTATAGTGGACTAAGGACATTTCTTTTTCATCTTGAATAATAAATAAAGCTTCCTTATCAGGATCTAATTTTTCTGCTCTTATAATAGCTTTTTTCATAACATCTGCAGCACCCTCTAAATCATTTTTAGTAAGGTCATCTACAGCTGTAATAAGGTTATTAACTGTTAAATAAAACATAGATTTCTTTTCATCTTCATGAGTAGGCACATATACCATTGCACCTGGACCTTCATTGTTATAAAACTTGGTGTAAAAATCACACATATCAGCACACACTCTTTCAATAGTTAATTGATAGAGTTTCTTTTCGTCTTCTCCTATTGCTGTACCAATTAGTTTTTTTAGTAATTTATTTCTTCTATTAGTCATTTAGTTTCCCCAACTACTACATTTTTATCCTTTTTTTTATCTTTGTCAATTTTTATAAGATCATTAAGTCCTGATTTTTTAAGTGTTTCCAACAATTTTGGTAGAGGTCTGTAAAGAACAACAGCCTTTTGCATATTTCCTATTTTTTTAATTAATTTGCCATTTTTGTCTCTAAGTTTTGTAAGTTCTCCTTGTCTAATTAAATATTCGGCTACACATCTATATCTTCTCTTCTCAGCTAAATTTATTTCTGGATATCTATCACAGATAGTACTGGTCTTCATATCACTGAATGTAAGGCGTATTTGATCTGCTAGAGATAATCCTAAAATTAAATCTTTTGTGCTTGTTTCATAACTTGAAACTAATTCTAGATATCTTCTAAGATCTTGATTATTAAAACTACCTGATGGAGGTATAAATATTTCTACTTGTTCAATTAAAGATTTACATAGTTTTTTTCTGTAATTTTTTGTTGTGACTGAATTTATATCTAAATCTACGAATCTGTAACTCTGATAAAGGTTATCAGGATCTTTGTGTGGTGCATAATTTGTCGTATCTAAGATATCTACCCAGTCCTCTAATTGTTGTGCTTCCATTCGAGGACACTATCTTTTCAAATACTAGCTTACTTTTTAAGTTCGTTCCATTGTTGTCTATGACTGATTAGTAAAGCCCAAATATAGTAATACTTTAAACTTTTAAAATGATCTTTAAATTTAACATGTTCATCCCAATCTTCTCCATATAACTCAGTTAATCTTTTTTTACATTTTTCTTGTGAACCACTGTAATTTGTAGCTTCCCAACATGATTTTGCAAGCAGCATTTCTTGAAGTGTACATAATCCCTGTAAATCTAAAGTGGACAGACTATGTAGAAGTTGGCTAATATCAGAGAGATAAGGATATTTTTCATCATGCGTCGACCTATTACATATGCTGAGTTGCTCTTGATTTTGATCCTGCTCCCTGCTGGATAC